CGGCGGCCAGGGCCGTACTTCCAGCACCTCGTACGGTGCTAGGACAAGTCAGATTGTTTGTGGGAGTTGTCCCCCACCAGGCGCATATGGATGCGGATATAGTGACACCTGTCGTTTGTTCTGCGCTAACTGTTGTGGTGGTGACAGCCAACATCGCTACGCCTGCTATCAAACGATTACCACTTACTACTACCACAGCGGAGGATCTGGCGGTTCTGGCGGCAGTGGCGGCAATGGTGGTCGAGGCCAAGGCTACAATCACGGCGCACAAAATGGCTCTGGCGGTAGTTCCGGTTCTGGCGGTTCCGGCGGTGGAACTAACGCTGGAAATGGCGGTTCTGGCGGGACCGGCGGGACCGGTGGAAATGGAGCAGGATACGGCGGTTCTGGCGGGAACGGAAATACAGGAGCCACGGGCAATTCTGGCGGGAACGGCAACTACACGGGCGGTAGCGGTGGTTCCGGTGGCTCTGGCGGCTCTAGCGGAGGCGCAGCCGGGAAATACATCCGCGGTTTATCCAACGTCACATTCACGAACAATGGAACCGTTTTAGGAGGAACGGCGTGAGTATTCCAAATTTTAAGCCGGAAGATCGCATGGACATTTGCAGGAACTGCGAGTGGCTTAGAACGTCAATCCAACAGTGCAAGAAATGCAGCTGTATTATGCCGCTCAAAACGAAACTGAAGGGTGCAAAATGCCCTTTGAAAAAATGGTGATGCCATGAACTACGACATTCCAGAAATTAACAACGGAATTGCAAAAATCCAGTTTAGCGACGGCACATGGACCTTCGTCGAACTTACCGCAAAAATGACCGAGGTTGAACTCGATGACATAGTTCATCGCATTACACCTCCGCACCTCAAAACCGGCGAGACGCCTAGCTTCCTTAAAGCAGGCACAACCCGCACAGCAAGTGAGAGGCCATCAGCAGACGAAACCAGCCCGATGCCGCAGTGGATGAAGGACAGGCAAGAGGCGTATGGTCCAGTCGAAAGTCAGATCGAGTATATTACAGAGAACGGTCTGGAAGCATGGCAAGCGCACGTTGCCCAAATCAAAGCTGACAACCCGAAGGAGTAAGCAATGTCACGGACGCGAAATTTAGCAGACTTGCTTGATGCCAACGGCGACGTAAAGTCGGCTGCCTTAGACAATGTGCCACCATCGAACGATGCGTCCGCGCTGACAACAGGCACGTTAGACACGGCACGGTTGCCAGGAACTATCGACGGGCGCGACGTATCGGCAGACGGCACCAAGCTGGACGGCATTGAGTCTGGCGCAACGGCAGATCAATCTGCTGCCGAGATCAAATCGGCTTATGAAAGCAACGCCAACACAAACCCGTTTACAGATTCTTTGCAGACAAAACTTAGCGGCATCGAGGCAAGTGCAGACGTTACAGACGCCACCAATGTAGCATCTGCTGGTGCGTTGATGACAACCGGCGGCACGATTGATGGCGCTTTGACCATCACACGTCCTGACAACACTACGCAACTAACACTTAAATCAACAGATAGTGATGCGTCTGAAGGCCCGCGTCTTGACTTGCATAGAGAAAGCGCAAGTCCCGCTGATGGCGATATTATGGGTACAATTCGATATATTGGCGAAAATAACGTCGGTGAGAATGTTATCTTTGGAGAAATTGAAACTAAAGCATTAGACATAACTGACGGAACAGAGGACTCAGAACTACGTTTCTTTGTCAGAAGGGCTGGTAACTTCAGAGAAGCGATGATGCTGGGCCAGACAGGTGTGGTCTTCAATGAATCTAGTGACGATATGGATTTCCGCATCGAAAGCAACGGCAACACGAACATGCTGTTTGTTAACGGCGGCACAAACCGCGTTGGGATCGGTACTAACTCCCCTTCCACTACCCTCCATGTGAATGGCGACATCACGGCAAACAACCTTGCTGTTGCAAACACGCCTGTAGTCACTGCAATAAAAGGCAGCGACCAAACACTAAGCAGAAACACTTGGACCAGAATTACAGGCTTTTCCAGTAGCGAATATGACAGTGACGGTGCTTGGAATGGGTATAGGTTTACTGTGCCATCAGGTAAAGGTGGGCGTTATTTGTGCATAGCCAATCTAAGATTTACATTTGCTTCTGCTGGTAATGATGGTGAGCAAGTGATTGGTGCTTTCTATATCAACGGTGCGCAAAAAGCCCATTTCACTCAGCTTCGGATGATGAGCCATAGGAGTATCGGCCTATATGCTGGCACTGGTTCAATTATCCAAAATCTATCCGCTGGCGATTATGTCGAGGTGTGGGGGTACATGCAGGACGACTCTGCATCTGGCAGTTTGAAAATTGACGGACATGGCAGTACAGGTTCGCGGGTTGGCTTTATGAGGATTGATTGATGGCAGATTTAATCGACAAGCTAGAACACATAGTGGGCCGCAAACTCGCGTTTGATGAGGTCGAGTTACAAGACGACGGTTCTGGCGCAACTATCGTTGCATGGAATGTAGATGGTGTAACGCAGCCAACACAGTCAGAAATTGACGCGGTTGCCGACAGCACGGCAGAAGCAACGGTGGGTCTTAGAGCGTTACGCAGCGTCCGCAACAAGATGCTGGAAGAAACTGATTGGTGGGGCGTGTCTGATCGCACTATGACACAGGCCGAGACTGACTATCGTCAGGCGCTGCGGGATATTACTAAAAATGCAACAAATCTTACTGATGTAACATGGCCTACCAAACCATGAGTAAGCTAACCGTACAGGCTGTAAAAGCTGAATTAGATACGCTCACTGTGTTAAGCCAAGAACGGTTTATAGAGTTGTTAAGCCGTGTGAAGCGTCTTGAGGCCATTATGGTCGGTAGTGCTGGCACAACGATAGTCCTGTTGCTTGGTATTATTTTCAGTGGGTAGTTTTTTTGATGACTGTGTTGAAAGGAGCGACTGACAATGATCGAAATAGCAGCAGCTGCTTCTATCGCCGCTCAGTCCTTCAAAATTTTGAAAACTGGCTTCAGCGTCGGTCGCGATTTGGAATCTATGGCAGGGGACTTGTCGAGATGGATGGGTGCGCTGTCGGATCTTTCGCAAGCAGAAAAGGAAATTCAGAATCCACCCCTGTTTGCAAAACTGTTCCGTGGGAAATCAATCGAACAGGAGAGCATCGAAATATTCGCGGCCAAGCGCCAGGCAGAATCGCAAAGAAACGAACTCCGTCAATTCGTGCAGCTGACATTAGGGCAAAAGGCTTGGAACGATTTGTTAGCAACCGAAGCGAGAATCAGGAAGCAAAGGGCCGAAACAATCTACAAGCAGCGAGAGAAGCGCCGGAAGTTTGTAGAGATAGTGGCCTGGGTTGTGGTGGTGAGCATTGGTCTGTCTGTGCTGACAGGTTTTGTCTTGCTGTTAAAAGCACACACCGCAAGGGCAAACGATTGGGCAAACGACATGACTGTTTGCCGGCTGGTGAAGTGCATGAAAATGGACAAGAACACGGAGGCTTGCGTGTACCGAGGTGCGCACAACACCCAGGAAACCCTGTTTTTCTCCTTAAACCCACGGGAATGGAAGCCCAGGGAATATCTTTGTCAGTGGAACCCCGACCAGCCACCGCCGCCCAGCGCATACGAAGTGCTGAAAGCTATTAGGGAGAGCCAGTGATGGGGAAAAAACTACAGCCGGAGAGTGAGTACGAGAAGTACGACATGGACGGCGACGGTGTTGTTACTGACGAGGAGTTGGAACATGCCAAGGAGATACGGGAAACCGAGCGGGATCTGCGCAAGAGTTTGGCGCAGCTGCGCATGGCCAGATGGACGTTGATCGGCATGGGGGCGTTTACCGCCGCCATGTTCAGCCCTTGGATCAGCATCGAGCGGATCGAAGCGCTGTCGGAGATCAGCAACCTATTTTACATATCGGGCGCGGGCATTGTCGGCGCGTACATGGGAACAACAGCTTGGATGGCTAGGAAATGATACAGGCATTGATCGGCCCTATCAGCGGCCTTGTTGGTTCATGGATGGATTCAAAGACCGAGGAGCAGCGGGGCAAAACCGCTGTCGCCAAGGCAAAGGCCGAAGCGGAAGCCGCCGTTATGGTGTCAGCAGCGACATCGACTGCCGAGTGGGAAAAGCTGATGGCGAAGGGCAGCCAAAATTCACTCAAAGATGAGTGGCTC